TCTTAAAGTACGAACTTCATCTTTATGCTTTCCGAGTGTAGAATCATAGTGTCTTTTCAAATCGTCATAACGTTTCTTAAAGACACGGTCTTCCGCATTTTCAGGGCGTTCAGTTGAAGGAGTAGCATTACCATCTGAATTTGCAATTTCTTTAGATGCTTCTGTGTCCTTTTGAACGGTTGCTGTTTCTGCTTTCTCTCTATGAAACTTCTCTAATTCACCTTTAGCAAATGCTTCAATTTCAGGATCACTTACGTCATCATGTTTTTTATACATATTTACTTTAGGTTTCTTAAAAAGTTTCTCTTTAGGAGCTTCAACTTCATTTGAAGTTGTTGCTTCTATTTTTTCTTTTTCCATTTTTCCTCTTAGGTTGAGTGCCTTATGGATAAGGGTAGCTCACTTCCATAATTTGTGGGCTGATACTATACTTGCATTGTATCACCTTCATCTATTCCAGAGTCAACTCTTTCGAATGTTTCTTCCATACCAGATTCAGGTGTTTCTGCCATTTGTGTATCAGGTGGCACATCTTGTTGATCCATCGAAGAAGCTTCTTGTAAATCAGTAATAAAATTAGTTACTGCTTCCGTTTCATCTCCTCCACCATATCTTTTGATAGCAAAATTTTTTGCTACAGATACGGGTATAATAAGGTTCTCTTCAGCTGATCCTGCTTCATCCAATAAAGGAGTTAAATCAGGAGCAAGTTTTTTGAGAACATTACTAACAGATGGAGATAAAACTGTAGCTAATACAGTTCTGTCTTCATCTGTTAAATTTTGTACTTTTTGTAATAAATTATCTGGTTGAGGTGCTTGCTCAACTTGTTGAGGTACTTGTTTAACTTGTTGCGGTTGTCGTGGTTGTTGTGATTTTTTACCAAATAATTTATTCATTCCAGATAAATCAGGTGCTTTTATAGCATCTGGTTTTTGGCCTACAATACCTGTTGTTGTTACTTGTTGTCTTGAATCTATTGCCATTATTTTTCCTAAATTATTAATAAAATTAAGATATCCAATCTAAATTTTTATATTTGTTTTCATTTAAATTAATTATATATGATTTTACTTTACTTTCACAACAAATCATATTCATATATTTAGTATATAGTTTATGTAATGAATCTTCTCCTGTAATTGTATATATTAATTTTATATTATTTTGTAGTGCTTGTTTTTTTATATTATTAATAAGTAATTTCATACCTTTAAATAATTTTATTTTACCAACTTCTGGACATGAAAAAATTCCGTACATAAATCCAAAACTAGAATTTATATCAATAAATAAACCTGCAGCACAAATAGGTTTTTCGTCTACTATTATAGTACCTAATTTAGGTAACATTTCTTTTGGTATTGGTAAATCCCAATTACGTTTTTTACACCAGTCACTTAAAGTAATATAATCTTTATCTAGATCCCACTTTCTAACTTGCATTTAAAATATTAACATTATTAGTATTCTCATTTTTTGAATAGATTCCCCAATTATCAAAAAATTTATCTTCATACTTTAAAAGTTTTTCTTGATCTGTAACTTCAAAATAATCTGTGAATAAAATATCATTAATTAAAATTCTTCTGTTCTCTGATCCAAATACATATACAGTATGCTCATCATTACCTAATGCTTTACCATGTTTACTATCTTCAATTCTAATCCATTTGTCATCTTCATTAACCATGTGACTACCTGAAACTTTAATACCTTTATAGTCATATAAATTATTAATTAAGAATCTACCTACTGCAAATACTTTTCCACCTTTTGCAACATTATCCCCTAAATCAACTTTTTCAATTGCTTTAGTAGAACCATTTAACATTGTAACTAGAGTGCCTTTTATGAAACATCCAGGAGCACCTGAACCATCGTCTCTTCCTGGTCTACCAAGATTCATTGTTTGTTTATTTTTTCTAGCTTGTGCTACATTTATTTGTTTTTGAAATGTACCTTTTAATGTTTCTTGTCTTTTTATTGTTGCCTCAATTTTATTAGCTCTTTCAATCTTACCAGCTTTACGGGCTGCATCTGCTTTTGTACGATTTTTACCTATAGAATTAGTAATTCTACCTACTCTATTTCTTGCACCTTGCATTATATCACCTTTAGCAGATACCAGATTCATACCAGCAAATACATTTTTCATAGGATTACCAGCTACTCTTCCAGAACCATGTGCACCACTACCTGTAACTTCCCCTACTGTTTTATAACCTAAAGAAGTTAATGCACTTTTATTTGTGGTTTGTCTCATTCTATCTGCGTCAGTAACTCCAAACAGTGCATCAAGTGCTCCACTCATTAGTCTTACAGTTACTGGTACTATTTTTAAAGTCTTCTTACCCTTCTCAGCTAGTTCTTTAGCATCAGCTTTTAATGTATCTGTAAATTTTTTATTAATTAAATTTTTTCCTACTTCTTTTACTCCTGTCAAAGGTTTTACTACTTTATCTTCCATAAACCCTTGCCGTCTATCTGTAGGGGTTCCGAATGGTACAGGCCTAGGAGTTGAAGTAAACTCATCTTCTAAAGTAGTTCCACCAAATTGAGGTGCAATACCATGGGATATTGGGTCATCTAATCCCCTAAAAGTGCTTTCTTGTCTAGGATAATTTTTAACTTCTGTTTCTAGATCACTAAAACGATCAAATGTAGGAGGAGTTGGACGTTCAGCTAATATTTTACTTATTGCAATATTTTTAGCATGAGGGCTAGCTTTAGGATGACCTTGTATATTTTTTATTCTTTGCTCTCTATTGTGATATTGTCTTATAGCCTCAGAAGCAAAATGTTTTACAGGTTCTCCTTCTCCAGCATGTATATTTGGATATGCTTGTGCCTGTTTATTAAAATCAACTCCCTCAAAATCATGGGTATCTACTCTCCGACCAGGTAATGTTGCATACGCATCCATATCGTGTACATCTTCACCACCTTTAGGTTGAGGTCCCCATGTTCTATTTTCCCATGGTCCTGTAGTTGAAGATTTAGGTCCAGGTCCCCATTCTCCTACATCCCATGGTCCTGTAGTAGGTTGATTAACAGGTAATGTATAGTCGCCACCGCCAGAACCTCCACCACCTCCACCACCTGAAGATGTACCAGTAGGCTGACATGTCCCATCAACTAATTTATATCCATCTGGACACGGATCTGCAGTATCATCATCTGGATCACCATCATCTGGTGTGTCATCATAAGCTGCTTGAGTTATTTCAGGTAAAGATAAGTCAGGAAGTTTTACAAATCCAACTTCATTTGTTGTAAAAACACCTGTAGTAGGATCTTGTATTAATTCAATGGTGCCACCACCAACTCTATTAGGGTCCCAAGTTTGTATTGTCATATATTAATATTTAGTTTTATTGCGTTTGTTCGCCTCTTCCAGGTTGAGTATTTGCCGCACTAAAGCCAGCTTCCCCTGGCATTGGTGTATTACCTGTACCGATGTTGCCACCTCCAGCTCCTGTTGGATCTGTTGGCGAAGCTCCTGGAGGTACTGGGCTAGTCTGTCCCATTTGGTCTTGTCTTCCAGTAGCGGCAGTATTGTTTTGATTTCCATTTGCCATTCCCATTATTTGTGCATAGATCGCAGCTTTATCTGGATCGTTGATTAATTGATCAGGATCAATATCTAAAGATTTAGCTATTTCTTTTAAACATGTATGCCATCTAACAAATGGTGCAAGTGCAGGGTTAGCTGCTGTTTGCATAAATGTCATTAATCTTTGAGATCTTACTTCTTTTTGCATTAAAGAAGAAGTGCCTTGTGCTTTGATTTCTAGATCACCTATTATATGCGGAGAGTCATCATTAAATTGCATGTTCCAATGAAATAATGATTCACCTAGGGGCTTTAATAAATAGTCATCAATATTTTTAATTACTGTTTTAATACTTAGAGCTGCAGCACCCATTAACATTGACATACCTGCTGCTGTTCTAGTTGTAGATTGTACACCTGTTGCACCATGTGAGTACGAAGGTATACCAGTTGCTTCATCAGCTAACTGTCTAAACTTATCAAACATTTGTAAATTTTCATATGCAGTATTAGGAAATTTTAATCCATGTATTGCTGCTCCTGGTTGACCACTTTGTCTTCTAAATATTTTACCAGGAAATACTTTCATATCTTGACCAGGTACTAGCATAGTTTCATCAACATCAAATACTAAATTACCTGCAAGTGCTAAGTTATCAATTGCCATTCTTGCATGACCATTCATAACTTGTTGTGAGTCTTCCATATTTTCTGGAATACCAATTCCAAAAAATTGATAAGGATTTAATTCGTATGGACATACTAAATAAGGTATTCTAACTGGTGTAAATGGATTTTCTATTAATCTTAAAACTTTATTACCACATACCCATGCGTTAATATGTATTACATCTGAAGTAGTATTATATACTAAACCACATTCATCTGCAGTTTTTTTATCTATAGTACCCCAATATTCTAATATCTCAAATCTATTTTTATAAATATTTGTAATATTTTCCCTATCATATAAAGAAGATTCAAATCCTTTTGTTTGGTAATTAGGACCCATCTCTAAACATTCTTGAATAGCATCAGAATTAAACATAGGTTTTTTTCCTAAATTTTCAAATTGTGCTTTATTATAAGAATGTCTTTGAATTACATAATCACAATCATTAATACTTGTTGCATTTGGATCTGGATAAAAATCCCAACAACTAATTGCTTCAATTGAAGGTACAGCTTTAACTTTAGTTGCATGAATTCTTTGAACATTACCTTCATCATCTTCTGCAGTAGAAAATAAATTATATTCTTTTGAATCTGTAAAAGGTCCTTTTAAAATTCCTGTTCCAAGTAATGCCATTTCAAAAAATATATGACGCATAATTGTAATAGCTTTACTTTCTTCTAACTGATCATGTATCAGTTTTTGCATTTGTTCTGCAGCCATTCTTGCAGGTTCTATTTGTGGAGTACCTATACTAGATGGACCTTCTTCAAAACCTAAATTTTCATACTCCTGATTTAAATTTTTCATTAAATCATTTACAGTTGCACCTGGTGGAATATTTGCACCATCA